TGCTCCCAACATAGTTTGTGCCGTACCATCACCACCTCCACCAACTATATCTTTTGCCATCTTACCCATAAATCCTAACGAATCACCAGCCCAATTTGCTGCTTCATTAAACTGAATACCACTTGGCATATTTAAATAAATACTACCCAATATATTTGTACCATCTTTTCCACGAGCCAACGCTTTCTTTTGTTGCTTCTGTGCCGAAAGAGCAAAAGCCGAAACACTCTTACCAAGTAATTCTAACATATTTTCAGGTGGATCAAAATCTTTTCCAGCATCAGTTTTTTTCCATGCATCTGTAGCTGCTTGAAATACTTCTTGTTCAGTTTTTTGTGCTCCCTGGGGCCCTGAGTTTTTCGCCAATGCATCGTTAATCGCCTTTCTCAAAGGTTTGGGAATTCCCTTGGATTCTTTGGGATTATCCCAAAGCTCTCTATACTTTTTATATCCAGCACTTGCAGCTTCAGTAACATCATCAATAGAAACACCAGTTCTCTTTTGAATAGTAAAACAAACACAATCTGGATAAAAATTGTCTGTATCTATATCTCTTGGATATATCAATGTTTTATTAAATTTGAGGTTACTTATATCCGAATAAAAACTTGTCTTCTTGTCTGCCATTTAAAACGTCCTTGCTAATTTATTTGTTTGAGTCCAAATCTTTTTACTTGCTACCCGACCACCCTTTGGTGTCACAAATCGTTCTGTTGGAACTGTAATAGCTAACTCCCAATCCATTGGATGCACTTGAATAATTTTAGAATCTATTCTTCCTGGTTTATATTCTCGATAACAGACTCTTGCATATTTAAATAATCTATTATTTTTAATTGTTCTTCTAAATTTTGTAGAAAATAATTTTGTTCTATTATCAAAATCTTCACTATTCAAATATTCAAACATTCTACCAAGAAGAACAATTCTCTCTTTTGGTGTCATATAATGAAAATTAATACCTTCAAGTGAACCTGGTGATTCAGCTAATAAAAATATCAATGGAAACTCATCATAAACATTTCCTCTCTTAATCTCGACTCCACGACCACTTGCTGTTGCTTCTGCTGCATATTTAAAAAAATACATTCGACCTAATTTCATATCACTTATTCTACTACCACCTGTTCTCAACATCTGCATTGAACGATAATTTACACCTTGTTCAGCTGCATAGTCATGATAAAATTCTCTAGTTCTTTCACTTCTCGTAATCAGATTTTCTTGTTTAGCTGCTCTATGTGCTTTCTGAAAAAATGATTCTGTAGTAAGAAAATCTATATGTTGTTCTAAAGCATTTACAATCTTTTTACTCGGTATTTTGCTTTGAACAGGTGTTCCAATTTTTGATGCAACCTGTTTTGCACCAGTAGCTGAATCTGATAAAAATCCCATCACTTTACCACGCGACATTTGCAATCGTGGAAAACCAAGCTTCACCAGAGTCTTACTATATACATTAGCTTCAGCTGTACTAAATCCCTGAACAATTTGTTCAATTTCAAGAGAACCAGCAATATCAGCAAGGTTTCTTACCTTTCCACGCATTACAACTTTTGTAGTTCTCAGAAAAAACTTTCTAATGCCAGGAAATCTCTGTGCAACAGCAAGAGCACCTAATATATCTGCATCTTGAGTTCCCGGCTTGTCGCCAGGATATAAAGGAACCTTTCGTAATTTTTTAAGTAGTGTTACTGCCATTTCGTTTATATTTATAAGATTTTGATGGAATATCTAACTCTTTTTCAGTTAAAATAACAAACTCCATACCACGTTTCTCTGCCCATTTACGAGCAGCCTTCCATTTAGCCTGATTCATTATAAATCGTTTCAGATCATTCTTATACTTGATAGAGATTCTCTTTCGTTTCTTTGGTGGTTTACATTGACACAACGGCTTCACTTCAATGATATACTTCTTAATCTCTCCCTCTGCGTTCTTTACTTTAGCATAGAAATCAACAAAGTATCGTCTACTTTTCTTCTCAATCTGGTTATAGTATGGTATAATGACATTCTCTGAACCCCACTCCAATACAGATGGATGACGATCCAGATACTTCATGTACTTAAGCTCCCATGATGATCTATATATCACTTCTTGCAAATCTGCTACATATTTTGCTTTATTATGTACCTTATAACGGCCAATTGATTTCTTATAATTCATAGTAGTTGTATAAATATAGTGTGTCACTAGTATTTATAACGGAGAATAAGATGTCAGTTACGACTATTATGGATTTTAAAGCAACAATGTCAAAAGGATTTGCTAGGCCAAATCTATTTAAGGTAGAGATTTCTAAAATTAAAGCAGATAAACAACCTCTTTATCAAATGAGTTGTTTTCAAGCACAAATACCTGGCCATAATATTGCAACAACGGATAAAGACATTGGTTTTCGTTCTATAGCATACCAAAAAATATTCTCTGATGTGATACTTGGATTTTATGTTGATGCTGATTTAAATCAACTAAAATTTTGGCAAGATTGGATAGATACAATAATAAATAAAAGAACAAATCATCATAACTATTATAATAAATATGTTGGTACAGTTAAAGTAACACAACAAAATCGTTCTGGGGTTGATGTAGCAACATGGACACTACATGATGCATATCCAAAACAAGTAGATCCTATTCAACTAGACTACGGAACTAATGATGCTGTTATGACTTGTAATGCAACAATAACATATCGTTACTTTGATGTTGTCTGGCATACAGTCGCTAAAAAAGAAACTAAAGAAGCACCAGCAATATATGCTCATAATGTCAGAACAGACTTAAACAAAACAAATCCAATGACTGAAATTCAAAAAGAAAGATGGAAATTCGGATGGACACAACAATCAGAAATAGAATTTATGAAGGGACACGGAAACTGGGATACATACAGTAGAGCAGAACAAATATCAGCACTAAAGGCTGCAGGATTTGATCCTGGTCATGGAGATTCATCAAGAGGAGGAGCCTTTCATATGGTCACGACCAAAGAAGAGGACGAATAATATTAACATCATTTTATATAGGAGTGAAATGAAATGGGATTACCAACAATTGCAGTACCAGAATATACATTAACAATACCATCAACAAAGAAAGAAATTAAGTACAGACCCTTTCTGGTAAAAGAAGAAAAAATACTTTTACTAGCTATGGAGTCTGAAAAAACAGAAGAAATTATAGATGCAACCAAAAAAATAATTGAAAACTGTGTCTATGGTGATGTTGATGTAAATGAAATGCCAACATTTGATATTGAATATATATTTCTCCAACTACGAGCAAAAGCAAAAGGAGAAATTCTTGATTTAAAATACAAATGTCCAAAATGTGAATTAGAAATTCCAATAGGTATTAACATTGATGATATTGAAGTAAGAGAAACAAAAGAACATACAAAAGATATAAAAATAACTGAAGAATTAGGTGTAATGATGAGATATCCAAATATATCATTACAAACAAAAATATCACAATCAACATCTGATAAACCAGAAATAGAATCATTGTTTGAAACCATGACAGCTTGTATTGATTACATCTATGATAAAGAAACTACATATCCATCAAAAGACCATACAGAAAAAGAAATGAATGATTTTCTGGAATCTTTAACAGATTCACAGTTTCAAAAACTATCAAAATTCTTTGAAACATCACCTGTTCTTAAACATGATATAAATTTACATTGTAAAAATAAAGTCAAAGGCAAAGGTAAAGAGAAAAAAGAATGTGGTTATAAAGAAAAAGTAACATTGGAGGGACTCAACTCTTTTTTCGCATAGCCCTTTGTCATGAATCGTTAGCGAATATGATAACAGGAAACTTTAACATGATGCAACACCACAAATATTCACTAACTGAATTAGAAAATATGATTCCGTGGGAAAGGGAAGTTTACATTAATCTACTTATTAAACACATAGCAGAAGAAAATGAAAGAATACAACGAGAACAAAACAAGAGGTAAATACTAAAATGGGCGACGAATGGAAAACACAAAGTCAAGCGGGCATAGCCGATAGCTTAGGATGGTCTAAGGCACAAAAAGAAGATATGAAAGCCCAGGAAGCAATGCTTGCTAGAAACAAAGATATAACTTATCTGTTACAAGATATATTGCAAGAAACAAAGTTCACTGCAAGTCGCCTTAGTAAAACGAACCAATCTGGACCTTCCTTTCATGTCCATAAAATATCTCGTTGGTCAGCTAACGATTGGGCATTAGACATGATAGGTGAAACTCTTGTTGAGATGCAAGAAACCCTTGAAACTTCTTCAATAGCTCGTCATAGTAAAAGTCCCCTTGAAACATCTCTTGACAATATAAGAGAATCTTCTGTTACATTCAATGAAAAAACTATGCGTTGGCATGATGAGCAAACTAACTTAATGGTCAAAGGTAGTGATCCTCGTGTACAAGCCGCAAAATTAAAACCAGCACCATCAGCATTAGAAGGATCTGCTGAAATGGTGACAGAAAAGAAAATGGGCTTAGGAGTATTAGCTGGTTTCTTAGAAGAAATAAGCACAGGAATGAAGCTGGTCGTACATAAATTATATAATGCAGACAAAACATCAGCAGAAAATAAAATGGAAGGAAAGATAGCAGACAAAAAAGATGCTAAAAATGAAAAAAAACAAACTAGTATTCTTGGTGGCATGTGGGATTCTATAAAAGAAAAAGGCAAGAAAAGTTGGTTAGCAGAAAACTGGGGAAAAATACTTCTTGGACTAACCTTTCTTTTTGCTCCACTCAAGTGGATAAAGAAATTGTGGGATTGGGTAAAAGTTGCATGGGACTTTACTAAGAAACATCCATTAGTAGCAGCTATCCTAGCACTAACTGCTTACTTTGCTGGTGGTGCTTTTCTTAAAGCAATAGGATTACTTCTTCTAAGAAAAACAGGAGCAGGACTTCTAAAACTCAAAGACTTAGGAAAAACATTCTTACAAAAACGAGGAGTTGGAATGGCTGGGCATTTGACTGATGCTCAAAAGAAAATGACGAGTGCTAGAATGGCAAGTAAAGGACAACTTGTAAGTCAAAGACTCGGAAGAGCAGCTGGAAAAACTAAAGTTGTTGCAGGACGAGCAGTAGAAGGAGTAAAAGCAGCTGGTAGCAAAGTTGGTATGAAAATGGGAAGTATGGCACAATCAACTAAAGGTATCTTTGGTAGTATTGTAGAAAAGTTTGGTAAAGCTGGTAAGTGGATTATGAAACTTGGTTCAAAACTTATAATGCCATTAGTCACTACTCCTGTTGGTTGGGCAATCTTAGCAGGACTCGCAATTGGTGGATTAGTTTATGTATTCTGGGATGAAATCAAAGCAGGACTTAAAGCAGCCTTAGGCATGATGACTGCAGCTATTGATAAAGTAAAGTCTATGTTTTCAGGTCTTGACATAATGGCTGGACTTAAATCATTTCTGCCAGGATGGTTAGTTGACATGATAGGACCTTCAAAAGCTGAAGCAGCAGAAGATGAACCAGTTAAACCAAAAACACCAGAAGTTGCAAAACAAGGATTTTTTGAAAGTGATAAAGCATTTTCTGAGCGAGTTAAAAAGACGCAACCAGAATCTCAATCGTTAGCCTCTACATCCGCCTACACTAGTCCAACACAAGGACAAGGTATGGGTTCTGATGATTTTATTGATATTCCTGGGTCAAAAGTGGAAAAAGTTCTACCTATCTGGAAAGAAGCTGTAAAAGCAAAAAAAGAAAGTGAAGCACTCGATAAAGCAGGTAAATTTAATACACCTGAAGCTGAAGCAGCAAGGGAAAAAAGTAGAAAACTTTTTAGAGAAGCAAACGAATTAGCAAGAGAAGGAGGAGTTGCAATATCGGATAAAACAGCAACAGTTATACCAACACCACCTAGAAGTGGTTTTAAAACTAAGATACCACAAGAAGGAGAACCATCTAAGTGGTTGCCGTTTGGTCACGACAAATCTGCATTTAAAAAACAAACATCTTTTGGTGATAGATGGAAAAATTTTAGTAAAAAGATGTGGGGTGGTGAAGAAGAAGAAACAAACCTCATGAAACCACTTGGTAAAGTACAAGCAACAATGAAAATGGGTAGCCTAGGCACCAAAGAAGATGCTTCAAAAAGAGTTGCTGATAGAAATCTAGCACGATACGTTGCTGGTGAGCGTGGAAGTAAACGAGGTATAGAATTGTCTTTGAAGGGCGCAAGTGGAAAATATCTATGGGGTGAAATGGATGATAAACAGAAAAAAACATTTAAATTTGCCGCACAGACAGCAAATGTAATACCAAGAACGACAAATTTGGCAAAGGGTCCTGATGAGGACTTTATGGGGAGTGCAGATGCCCTATCACCAACAGTATCACCAGACACAAAAATGAATACGTTTAATAGTATCCAAGAAAAAAACCGGACTCTCCAAGAAGAAAAGTCCGGTTCTCCAATCATAATTACTACTAATGCTTCATCATCTACTACAAATGCAGGTGATTTTGTTGGAATAATACCAAAAGTAGTTGGAGCTCCAAGATTAACTACAAATTTACCTAGTCAATAATAGTCATTCTTGTTCTGCTAACTTCTTGAAGTAGTCCAAAGTATCATCAGTCTTTTCTCCAGAAGCAACTGGTTCACTAGTACTCTCCTCAATGTTACCAACAAACTCATCTCCCTTATGGGCAATCACAGTATTGAAACGAGCTTCAAGTTCCGCATAGTTCTTGAAATTCTTTTCTTCAACAATCTCATTTAAAGAATACTGTTGTTTCCAAATTTCCTCAAGTTTCTTCTCATCATCAGTTAAAGGACACTTATCAGTAAATTCAGATTTGTCATAGTTTGGAAAACCATCTATTTGACGCATCTTCATTTTGAAATTTGAGCCTTCCCATAGATCAAATGGATTGAGAGGAGTTTCATCTGCAAACTCTGGATTCATTACACCAGTAATCTTCTCAAAGATTTTCTTTCCGTAACGAAACAGAAATACTTTTCCAACATTGTCTGGATTCATACTATCTTCCACAATGTAAATATTAGAATAGTAGTTTAATTTTCGTCTACGTTCTCTAGCTATGTTCTTATCAGAATCAATACCAGAGTTCCACAAAGCTGTGTTAGCTTTCGATACAGGATCGTCCTTACCAAGAGTTGTTAATGAGTTTTCGATATACCATCCACCGGGACCTTTGAAGCCATGTGTCCAAATACGAACCCAAGGTACATCTTCACCATCAGAGGCTGGGAGAAA